TTATCTGTGGCCTCATAGGAGAAGTCCTTAATCTCTCCTTTCGTAACCTTCAGACGGTAGTCACCAGCCGGAGGGTTCAGGTAGTCGGGAGCTTCGGCAAAGTCATCAAGACTTTCGTCCATGTCCAGCATTTCGTTCAGGTCAAGAAGGGTGTTTTCGGTAGTCATGGTTTTAGTTCCTAGTAATTAAAGAGAGATTGTTGCTGGAAAGAAATGCTTCATGTGAAGTTCTGACTCTTTCTCAAGGCAGACTCCACTCCTACTTCTTGCTTGGACGTTAGGCTTGCCCAAGGTACTGCTAATTCCCGTGTGTTTGTTACCTCCTATTCTCAGGTTAATCACAGTTCCAAAGTAACCCCCAGCTTTAGGTGCAAAGGTAGTGGTTCCCAGCATTGGAAACTCTTTGGTCTTTACAATCTCCCTGTTTGGGGGTTTGCCTTGGAACGTATGAACGTAGAGGGTGTGGGCTGTCATGATCGTGTGCCCATACCTTCCGTTTTTTATTACCTGTAAGATTGGTTTAAGGAAGTTTAGTGCTGTTCCCCAATCCTGAATTTGCAGTATAGCATCATCCGTCTGACCTTTCAAGATGAAATTCACCACAGAATCAAAGAACTCTGATCCATTGTCAAAAACAACTACATCTCGTGGAGTAAGGCTGGTCATGTTGAAAGTTTGGAAACCCATCTTTGCCTTGCTACATGCTAGACAGTTCATCCTGGAGTGTTCCTCACACAGAGAAAGATCTGTGGTAGAGGAGTACATCTTCTGGATTGTATTTAGAACATAGGGATCCTTTCTCGTATCTCCCATTCGGAAGGGGATAATCTTTCGCATTTCCGCGTCGGACAGGTTCATATGGAACAGGGTTTCCATTGAGTTGTCCAGATCTAGCCAAAAGACCCTTTCTACCCAAGGAATCTGCGCCACTGTTGCTGCCATTCTGGACTTGCCTACCCCGGAATCTCCATACATTAGAATGCTTTGGTTCTTCGGGACTTCCTTATACTTCTTCGCTAGGGCTAGAAGGTCTATTGCCATTCTTCTCAATCTCCTGTTGTGCAAGCTTTGCGTAACCTTGAATGTCAATCCAGTGATCTGGGAAGTTAGGATCACCTGCAAAGATTCTTGCAATTTTCTGCGCGATGTTATCTAGGGCTTCTTGTTGAACAGATGTTAGGGCATCCCAGGTACTTTGCGCTCGGAAGTATACCCTCAAGGTCTGGGAGATAGAAGCTACATCTTTAAACTCCCCGTGAGTTCCCTGACGTTCTTCCAAGATGTCTTTCTTCTCCTCTTCAGCAGGGGCTTGAGATTTGCTGAACTGTTGTGTGCTCTCTGCAGTTTCTTCCGCTTTGGCAATCCCTGCCCAATAGCCTTGAGTAAATGACATTGCGTCTCCCTCGCAGTCCGAGAGGTTATAATGAAGATACGTTTCCTCGGGAATACCATTAAGGGGGTCGGCTCCTACTACTGTAGTGCGCAAGTGGTTCAAGAACTCTTCTTTTGTAGCTATTCTCATCTTAGCTTATCCTTTCCATGTGATCCTGGATTAGATCTTCCAGGTTAAAAACAAATTGATAATCAGTAGTATCTTCTTCTATCTTCTTCTCTTTGTCAAGAGCGTGAAGCCCGCAGGTTCCGAAGTGGAAACAAGGTTTGTTATACTTCAAGCAGGAAGATCCTCTTTGTGGGAAAATGCCCATAGCTCTCATCTTAGACAGTCTTTCGACATCCAACCCTAGGGTGATGAAGAAGTTTAAACGATCTTTCAGGTTCTTGGAGAAAGAAAGGGGGAGAATCTGAGGCTGGAATCCATTACCTGCCCCTACTCTTCCTACAAAATAATGTACATCATAGTCTGAATAGTCTTCCCCTACAACTCTATCCAGAACTATACTATAGGCAATCAACTGCAACATATTCGCATAGACAGGTGAAAGGTCATGGATTGCCAGACCTGTGGTTTTTGCATCCCAGACCGCGTATTTCCCTGTGTATTTGTTTCTGATTGCTAGGTCCAAGTAACCTACGAAATAGAAAGTCTCGTCGATATTTACTCGAAATGACAACTGACTTGCAGGCTTGCCGTTAAAACTAGCTACTTCCCAATCTTCTAGAAAAGTATCCAAATAGGGGAAAGCAGTTTGAACCATGTTGATTGCTACTAAGTCTGTTTTCTTTACGGAGTCTGGAACCTCTACGTGCGTGACTACCCCATCCTCATTAGAGGTTACATCAGGGTAGGCTAGCCAGGTTTCCCATATTGCCTTGTCCTTGTCTTGATTTAGGATATAGGATACGCAACCTGCTTCAAAGGCGTGCCCGAAACTGAAACTATCATTTATGGTTCTCTCATTCTCCCTTTCTAAAAGACGATTGAGCTGAAACTTGCGCTCACAGGTGAGCATTTCTTCCAAGGCACTATGGGATAGTCGGATCATCTTCATTCTCCTTTCTCTAGAGTGACCTTGTTACAGAAGTAATCTCAGTTCTCGGGACTGACTCAGATTTTACAATTCCTACCTGCCTTAGTATCCTATAGACTCCTGGCTCCTTCTTGGCCAGACGTTCTGCCTCCTCATAAGCACTATCCATAGCAGACTTAGAATCCCTATCCTTCCAGATGTGTAAGTCTTGAGGAGCTTGGCCTCTGTCTTTGCCTACCATATAGCAACCACCTCGAGCATCCGTAGAGTATTCCTTCGGCAATCCCTCAAGGACTGCTTTCAAATGCCCGGTCTCTACTGCAACCTTCACGAACTCTGTAATCTCTAGGCTACTAATGCCATGAGTTACATTGAGTATAGGACGAGGGCCTGTCTTACCTGAATACCTAGGGTCATCCGTAGATTTCATAACTTTAATCATTTTATTTCTCCAGTATTTCATTTTCAGGAATTTCAATTGCAAGGGTTGCTTTGTAAAAGTACTTCTGCTTTCTCAGGTCAAACTTGGCCTCAAAGTTCGTCAGTTTCTTCAGCTTGTTCATATCCTCAGGAAGAATCCCATGCTTCATCATTGCAATTGCTGAGAGATAAGTAACAATCTGAAGGTTATGAGTCTTACTTAGAGGCCAGGATTCGTAAGGAATGTTGTTTATCAAGGGTTGCAAGGGTAGGAATTCTGCAGGAGTTAGGGTGATTTGGATTAGTTTAATCATCATCATCCTCCAGTGAGAGATTCAATGAGAGGGGTACTTTCTCTTTCCCCTTTCGTGTTGCAGGAGTTTTTGTCTTGGCTTCTACCGCCACTGTTACCATTCTTTTGATAGAAGCCACTGCCATTCCCAAATCTTCTGGGATTAGGAGGGAGCAAGCCGCTGGATTCTTCAGGAGTGTAACCCTTAGATCATCCATCTCTTCTTTCAAGTCTGTACCGGAAAGGTCGGAAAGCTGCTGGATTCTGGCTTGGATTTCGTGGGTTAGTTGCTTTTGTTGTTCAGTTATTTCCATCTTTGTTTTCCTCTTTTTCCGGTTCTTCAGCTAGCTGATCTGTTAGTCTGGCCAATCCTCTCTGGGCACCTTCCCAAGTCCTGTAGGATACTGCAAAGGAGTGACTTCCTTCAAGTAGAAGTTTAAAGAAATCTATGTTACCTGGGACAAGGTCAATATGAATAAGATTAACTGTAGTTTTTCTGATTAAACTCCCATCATCTAAGATAAGAAAATCTCTCAGCTTTGCTGTCTTTTCCATTTTCTAAAGTTCTCCATCAAAAAGAATTTCAACTTTTTCCTCTTCTTCATTATCGTGAAGGGGAATCATGTTGTCAGGATGGATTTTCTGAGCAAGTCCTAGTTTCTCCAGCTCTACTTCCAGTGCTGTGGCTGCGCGCTCTTTGCTTTCTGCACAGACTACTGCAGAAGTTCCGAGTTGAAGAACAAATCCCTTAAAGTTCGTACAGGTGTAATACATTTTCTTTCTCCTTTTCCTTATTCATCCGTTAGCGAGACTGCCTTGATAGGAATGATTCTCTTTACTCGTACAGAAGCAGGCTTGTGGATAGAAATGGTGAGATCTACCCATCCTTCCCCTTCCTCGGAATTTTCATCCACCTCAAATACAAGCTTCTCTTTCTCCATTTCTATTCCGTTGTCTGAAGCTTTCCTCATTAAACGGCTCTTGTGATTCTTCACTCCGGTTTTTACTTTCTGAATTTCAGAATGGGGAATGGTGATTTTCACGGGGGAGAGCAAGGCTTGCCCGTAAATATCTTCGAAGGTAATATCTTCTGTTCTTTCCCCCTCTTCATCTTGAAAAGATGGAAATTCCAAATCATCTTCAATTGTCATAGTAGTTTCTCCTGTTTTAATCTTGCAATAATGTCTAAAATCTCCCCATGAGATATTCCCATGAGGTAGGCTATATAGTTTGTTACCGGGTTTCCCTCATAGGGATGAATCTCCCTTCCAGCTACGCTGGCTCTATAGTGATGCTTATTACCTAGGAGCCAGGTAATTATGTAGCTAGGGAAGTCAAAATGGTCACTACTTGTGGAGGGAAAGGGATTCTTGGAGCAAAGGATTATGCAGGCTGCTTTCTCACACATTGTTCCTCCAATGATTATAGGCTATTAGGGGAGTGGCTCCTTTCCCTATAATAGCATGCCTGAGTAGGGAACTTAACGTATATGCGCCATTAGTTGCTCTCACAAGGGGATATCTACAGCTGTAGGTTCCTTCCTTGACGGAAATATGTGGCTTCAGTGCAACGTTATATTTTCTCACAGAATATCCCCTCCTGCATTAGTAAGTTAGCATTAAAGTACTCCACCTTTTCCCTGACGGAATTCCCTTTGATTCTCGGGTTGGAAATTGCCTTATCTACCATGAACATCTTTCCGATAATTACTACTTGTTCTCTTGCCCTTGTCACTGCGGTATAAAGAAGTTCCCGGAATGCCATAAGACTATGATCCTTATGAAGAAGCAAGAACACCCTTCTCCATTCACATCCTTGGCTTTTATGGACTGTCAGAGCATAGGCAAGGGAAAAGCTGGATTCTGACAAGTCACCCACTTTGGAAAGCTTGATTTCCTCTTCGGTATCTGTCAGGACAATTGTTACCACGGCAGAAGCCTGTCTGGAGAGTTCCTTGACATCCTCCTTATCCAGCTCTTCCAGATTAATGTTAAAGGAGGCTAGGCCATTATCCTCTTCATCTTGGGCTTCTAGGGAATTGGCACCAGCAAGATAATGGCCAAAGCGAGAGAGATGCTTTGAATGATGTTTCGGTTTCGGACTGCCGCTGTAGAAGCCGTTATGGGCTATCTCTTTGATGACTCCGATTTGCTTGTTGTACATAATTTTGTCACCAACTGCTACGTAGAGCTTTCTGACTCCTGCGATTACTTCCCAGACATCCGCATCTGGATTAATTAGAGATGCAAGACAGGAATTTACGTGAATTGACCCCAAAGGCTGAACATTGAAGGGTGTCAAGAAGATATCCTGTTCAGGATCATACTTTCCTTGCTTGAGCCAGACTGCTACTTGATTCATGACTACCTGGCACTGCTTCCTTTGTCCGTATTGAACGTCACTCTTTCCTTCTAGAACCTGAAAATCCACATCCGTCTTTACGCTTTCCCCTTTAAGGATTCTATGTGCATTGTCTAGGATGGAAGAATCCCCTGCTTGCCTGTAGATTGTTTTCAGCTCGATGATAGGAAGCTGAACCAGGGCATAGTTTAGGATGGAAGGACCAAAGACTGGGGGAAGCTGGTTAATATCACCGATGAAAATGCACTGAGTTCCGGCTTGCATTGCATCGTAGATTTTCCCCCAGATTAGCAGGTCATTCATTGATGCCTCTTCGAACATTATTGTCTTTGTTGTAAGAGGATTGCTTCTGGTTCTCTTTGGGACGAAACGCATACTTTCCTTGTCTTTCTCTGCATCGAAGAAAAACTCGGGGTAGTATTCGAGAAGATTGTGATTAGTTGTTACGTTGTAAAAACATCTTTCAGCCAGTGTCGGATCTTTGCAAATTGCCTTCCTGGAGTTTCCTGATGCGATTCTTGTTGGAGCGGAGATAGCAATTGCTGGGGCTGTTACTCTCTGGGGAGTTCCTTGAATTCGAAAGTCATGTGTATCTGTGTCTTTCATCTGGGCGAGAAGGGCCAACATGATTCCACGTTCTACTGTGGTTTTACCCGAACCCGCTGCACCAATTAGAACAAAACTTTTCCCAGACTTTGCAAGCTCGATTGCATTCAACTGGTCGGAATCGTATTCTACGGATAGGGAAAAAGACTCTTTCTTTTCCTCTTTCTCTATTTCCAATGTGGAGGATTCTTTGGGAGGAAGCATTGAAACAATCATTACTTTGGGAATGGGGGATTCCGACGGCTGCGCCGGAGGATGTTTCTTTGCTGCTATTGCTGCTAGTCTTTCCTTGATTGTTAGAGTCTTAACAGGCTCCTTAACTTCTGGCTGGCTAATAGCCTTTTCTATTTCCCTGACTAGGGTATTATAAGAAGGGTTTTCAGCGGAGCTGGCTGCTTTCTTTTCCGCGAGGAGTTCTTTCCATGTTTTCATTTTCTTATTCCTTCCTTTCTTTCTTCTGGAGTTTTCAGTTTCCTGATAATTGCTACAGTCTCTTGTCCTTGGAAAAGCTGGAAAGAAACCAGAACCTTCATAGGCAGCTGCTCTAAAATTTCCAATCCTTCATCTTGATTGTCGAAGATGATTCTGTAAGGATGATTCCTGTTTAAGATAGAACCGTCCTTTATCTCTGATTCTAGGAGATTATGCTCTCGCAGGAAGCAGTTTAGGACATTCTCGGAAGGAGTCCAAGTATAGATGTTTTTGCTTTTCTTATACATTTTTCTGCTCTCTTGCCAGCTTGCTGGATGCTATTGCTGCAAGTCTTTCTTTGATTGTCATCGCTTTTGGGGTTTCTGTTCCAGAATCCTTATCAGCACAATTGGAAATAGAATCATCCTCCTCAATTAATGCATTATAAGTTTCATCTACTGGAATCTCTTTTACGAGGGAAATAAGAGTATCTATATCTTCGTCGTATTCTTCAGCCTCATTTTCTGCGAATCGAACTGAGAGATAGGACAGATAAGATTTCTTATTATCCTTTGTCAAAGATTTCCAATTTTGTCCGGTTCCCAGAAATTGGAAAATTGAAGAGGCTTTTTGAGAGATTACTTCTGCCTTCCCCAATTGCTGTGCAAGAGCTTTAATCCTGCTTCTCAAGGAAAGGGAAATATTGTTTTTAGGCTTTCTGATTGTGACTCTTTCCTCTTGCTTCTTCCTTCTTTGTTCTGCTTTCTCCTCTCCCAGAAGTTCATCAAGCAAGGAAGTGACAGGTTTTCTTTCGATGGGAAAGACTGTTTCATGCCAGCTTTTAATTGTTAGTTCCAACTGAGCACTTTCATTGAAGGATACTTTAGGATTCTCAGAAAGAAACTTCTTCATTCTTTCTGGCTTACTGAGAGCATTAAGAATCTTTGAAACTGTTTGAAGCATTCCTACTAATTGTTGATGATGATAGCTGTCTCTTAGGGATTCGTTTCGCTGTAATGCTGTCGTGTGATCCTCAATGAGAGAAGCGGAGGAGAGTAAGGAAAGCAATGTACCTGCTATAACGTCAGAAGGAATATGGAAAAGTTCCGAACCTGGAAGGGCTGCAATTTTGAATGCGTTTCTTGCCTTTGCAATTGGATTCTCGTAAGTCAAGGTAAAAGGTAAAGAGGGAATGCCGATTGTCAGGACTATTCCTGTTATCGGGCATACTGCAATTGCTGATTCCTCTCTTTTCAATCCGAAAACCACACTTCCGGGTTTAGTTTTTATTATTGTTTTTCCAGCGAAGCCAGGGAATGCTGGAAAGCGAATAGGTTCCTTCCCTATTTCGGGTTTTAAAGGAGTGCAAGTGTGAAGTTTGGACTGGAATACTTCGGAAGGATTTTCAGCAAACGGAGAAAGCTGGTTGGAGAAGTCTGAATGATTCATTTGTGTATTTCCTTTGGTAGATTCTTCTTCATTGAGCAAGTAATCTTGTTGCGACGGAAGGGAAATTTTCGACCTCCGAGCGTCGATTTTACGCGAAAAATCGTGAAAATGCAAATTTTTGAAAAAATCGTGAAAATTCAACGGGTTA